CGACTTGTCCGCCGAGCCCATTCAGGACACGCACTGTGAGGCGCGACACGCGCTTGGTCTTGCCTTGCGCCGTGACGACGGCGCCGCCCTCGAGACGAAGCTCGCGCAGGCGCGACGTGTAAAGCAATCCGATCCACGCTTGCGTTGCCGGACTGTCGAGCGTGACGGCGCCGCCTGAGACGACGCGGTCGGGATGCAGGGCGCCGTTCGCAATGACCTTCACTGTCTTGCCTTCCAGATGAGAAAGGCCGGACAGCGTCGACGTTGCAGGGCCCGAATACGACAAGGCGGCATCGACAAAGGCCATGTCGGCTTTATCGGTCGGCGAAGCCGGTTGAAACGGTTGGGCCAAATACTCGACCGACCGCAGCATCGCGCCGTTGATCGTTCGGCGGACGATCATCCAAAGATCGTCAACCGTTCCGTCCGGTGACGGAATGACGGCAATGCTCTCGATCGCACCGTCGATGGGTTGGCGAGACCAGGCGATGATCTGCTGATCGCGGCGAAGAGTTAGGGTGCACAGCGTGCCGTCGGAGCGGCGCGCCCACAGGAGCGACGCTGGGTTTTTCGCCCACGCGAGCTCCTTGAAGGTTTGCGTGCTTGCCAAGTGGTCGGCGAGTTCCGTCAGGTCCAACGCTTGATAGCCGTTCGTGTCGGAGCCGTAAGCGAGCACAAAGATCTTGCGGCCTGCCCGATTGATGAAGACCGGCCCGCCGGCTACGCGTTCGACCTGTGCGGCGCTTGAGCCCTCGCTCGATTGCGGCACGATGCGCGTGTTCGCCGGCGTGATTGGATCGCCCAGACCTCCGCCGTACGCGGCGAACTCCTGCGCCAAGGTGCCGAGAAGAAGGTTATCGGACGACAGCAGCCAACGGATCGCGTTCACCTGGTTTGACGCGATGTTGTAGGAGATCGGATCGTCGTCGAACGTGCCCGGCAGATAGTAGTCGTAGTCGCCGGCTCTCGATGCCCAGAAGCCGTAGGGCTGCTGCGCCGTGTTGGCCCAACACAAGCGCTGCTCGTGCAACATCACCGCAGACGGATAACCGCGCGAGGCGGAGAAGGCCGACTGGCGCCAGCGATATGTCGCGAAGCGTGTCGCCTGGCCGCCGCTCGAGTAGCTGCCGGCGAAGGTGGAATCCGCCAGGTCAAAACCGGTACCCGTGACGTTGATGGCTTTCCACGCCTTGTTGATCGTCGGCATGCCCGCGATGCCGCTGATGTCGACGAAGTCGCCCTCGTTGTAATTGTTGTTGGCGGTGACGTGGAAAAGGCCACCGGAGTTGGTGACGTTGGTGATCGTCTTGGCCGGCTGGTTGAAGCCGTTCGGCAGGTAGGACTGGATCAGCCCCGACACATGCCGCGCGTCGGTGAAACCGGTGATCTTGACGATGCCCCAGCGCGAATGACGATAGCGCCACTTCTTGGAACGCGTGCCGGATTGTCCGTCGAGTGCATCGCCTTCCGTGTGCGAGGGCGCGACATCGCCGGTGTTCGAGCCCGCGCCGCCGGCGATGCGTTCGTAGACATTGCCGTTGCTCGATACCTGTTCACCGACGCCGACGGAATTCTGGTTTGCGGTCCACGGCGAGACATCGAGCTGATCAAGCAGGACTTCCGTCATGTAGAGGTACGAGCCGACCATATTTGCGTCGAAAACATTGGTGGATGAGACGATCGAAACGGCATCGCCCGGCTGATAGGTCCCGCAAATGGCATAGACCTGGGCGTTCTTGTCGTTGTTCTCCGGCGCGAACGGGCCTTTGTCGAACGCGATCGTCGTCAGCGTCCATGCGGTGTGCGACGTGCGCGTCAGGCGCGCCGGCGGATACGACGGATGAACGATGTAGAGAAGGTCGGCGCTCTGCGCGAAGCGCAGCTGCTCGAGGTCGGCCTCGACATAGGGTGAAGCGATTTCATAGATCTTGGACGCAGTGCCGCCGGAGACATAGGCGCCGTAGCCGGTCGAATTCGTGCCGGACAGTTCGAATGTGTTGGTCGCCGCATTTGCGACCGTGAATTCGCGGTTGTTGAGCTGCGTCATCCCCGAGACGCCGGCAATGATGACGCGATCGCCGTTCGAGAAGCCGTGCGCAGCGGCCGTCACCGTTGCGGGATTGGCTTGCGTCACGCCGGTGATCGTCTTCGTCGACGATGTGATGACGCCGTAGTCCTTCCAGAAGCGAATGTACTGATCGCCGAATTCGAGGATGTAGGCTTGAACGGTCGAGAAGATGAACGGGACGACGCGCGTGATCTTGCTCGACGCCTTCACGGAGCCGGCGTACCGCGTGCCGTGCCGGCGCATCAAACCCCCTTCGGGCCGCGGGATCCAATTCTCGATAATCTCCGCGCCAGTTTGATACTTGGCGATGTCGGAGCGGCCGTGGAGCCGGGGGCTGAGCTCGCCGCCCGCAAATGAGGCTTGCACGAGGCCGACGCGCGCCATGTCGCTTCCTTTATGTTGGTGCTGGCGAAAGAAATGGTGGGGGGACTCAAGAGGAGGGGACGCCCCGAATCCCCCCACCTGGCCGCGCGCGGGGAGGACGCGCGCAAGCCCACCTCACCGCCTGTGGCGGGAGGTATCGCAGTCATGATCTAGGTCTTAGAAATTCGGATCCCAGTCCGAATAGGGACGGATGTTCTGATCGAAGCGCGCGCCGACCCACGAGCCTTGGGGCAGCGCTTCCGGCTGACCCTCGATCGCATCGTTCTTCCAGGCTTCATGAAGCTTGCCGAGATAAACCTGCCAGAGGCCTTGGGCCTTGGACGTACTTTCCGACAGGGAAACAGCGACGTCGGCGGCTATGCGCGCCGCCAATGCGGCAACGAACAAAGCGTCGAATTGGGCCGGATCCGCCATGCGCGCCGTGTACTTCACGAAAATGGGCGAACCCAAATCGGTGAGGATGCGCCGGCCCTCGATCTTCCAATCGTCGGCTTCGCCATTCTCGATCGAACGGACGCGCAAGCAATCCGCAGGTAGGTCGTACTGCCGCGCGAAGCCGAACGCTGGCGCATCCGCCAGCGCCGGAAGCGCCGCGCGAGCAGCAGCAAAATTCCAGTCGTAGCCGCGCAGTGTGGCGTCTCTCGCGTATGGGTAGCGCAAGCGGCAGGCCCGAGCCGCCTGCGTGTTCTCATCGAGCGCCGTGATCATCATACCGCGCCCGATTTCTTGAAGGGCGAGGTTGCAGATCGCGACTTCGCTGTATTCGCCTAATGTCGGCATGATGTGAGCGAAAGGGCGGCGCCAGCGCGCCGCCCCTTCCCTTTCTTAGGTTGCGGAGAAATAGAGGTCGACGATGAGCGTCCCCGAGCTCGGAAACGTGGCGGCGGCGATCGTAATGAAGATCGTCTCCGCGCTCGTCAGCTTCGTCATCGCGGCCGGGATACCGAAGACTTCATACGCCGTCGTCGACGTGAATGTCGCCGCGGCCCGGTATTTGCCGGTCGTGCCGGTGACACCGATCGCGACGGTGGACGAGCCGAGCGACGTATCGCTGCGCAGCAGGCCGAAAAGGAACGAGTCGCCGACGCTCGGCAGCGCGACGACGATCGTATCCGAAGTCGTCTGCGACGCTAGCGTGATCGTGGCGCGATGGACGCGGACGTGACCGCCGACCACCGAACCGTCGACCTGGCCCACCGGAACCGTGTTCCGGGGAGCGAGCTCGTTGGCATAGAAAACTGTCATGTGAGTTTGCTCCTTATCAGGCGTTGTCGATTAGGATTCTTGGCAGTCGATCTCGACGACGCCGACTTCCTGCATGCGCGTGGCGCCGATCGACATCGAGTAGAAGACCTGCGTCGCGTAGTTCTTGTCGGGACGCTCGGTGATGCGCGCCGAGGGCGACGAGCCAAGTCCGAGCAGCACGCAATCGCGCTGCCAGGCAATACACTTGCGGATCGAGCCGCCGACCGTGGTCGTCGGCAAGATCTTCGTGCCGTCGATACGGGTGCCATCGACCCTCACGAAGGTGAAGCCGAGATAGGTATCGACTTGACCCTGCACGAGCGCCTTGATCGTGTTGTAGTCGCTCGAGGTGACCTGGCTGGTGTTGAGGAGATCCTTGACCTGCGAGGACGTGACGGCGATGTAGCGGTTCTCGGAGTCGACATCGGCGGCGTCGAGCAGCTGCTTCGCCGAGAGGAGTTTCGGGATCGTCAGACCGGCGCTGCCATGCGCGATGATCTGACTGCCGCTCTGGAAAGCCGCAAGCGTCACGCTGTTCGAGCCGGTTTCGCCGGTGTACGAGGTACCGAGCGCGGCATCGACCATCACCTCGTCCAT